CTAGGGTGTGGACGCATTGTGGACACTCTGACCACCATTAGCACCCTTCAACGGGTTAAGCGAAATCGCATCCTGCAGGTACTGAGGAGCGAAGTGCGCATAGACCATTGTCTGCGCAATTTTCGTATGACCTAAGATCCTCTGCAGTGTAATGATGTTGCCCCCGTTAATCATAAAGTGCGTGGCGAAAGAGTGTCGTAGCGCATGTGTTGCTTGCCCGGCCGGTAAATCGGGCTTAACCTCTTTGAGGGTTCGCCTGAAGTCAGCATAACTGGCTTCAGGAAAAAGAAAGCCTCGTGTTTTGCCGACTACGTAAGCCGCAACGTCATCAGAGATCGGGACCGTGCGCGGTGTGTTGGTTTTCGTCTTAACGAAAGACACCCGGTTATGAATCACATTCTCCGCCTTTAACCGTGCCGCTTCTCCCCATCTTGCCCCGGTGCTCAAACATAAAACCGCAATTTTACGATTATCACCTGAGAGCGCAGCTAGTAAGGCGTCAATTTCCTCAAGAGTGAGATAGCCCGTTTCGGCTGTCTGCTCTTTCAGTTTTTTGAATCCCCTGAATGGATGTTCACCGTTATAGAGCTCTGACTCAATCAGGGTAGTGAACATCCCACCTAGTGTGATCAGGTCGCGGTTGATGGTTGTTGGCTTAATACCTTCACCCCGGCGTTGAGCACAATATTGCGTTATCAGGCTCTTGGTAATCTGGAAAGCGCACGGGTTTCCGGTCATCGTTTCGAAACGCTCAATTTTCCTAAGATACGATTGACCGTGCTCCTCATGTTTACCTTTCAGCTTCCACCATAACTCTTTCAGTTCCGACAATTGGCGTTTGTCCGTTGGTTTTGAAAGCCATTCCTTTGAGTGATGGTTATATTGAGTATGCTTTTCAAATGCCATCGCCTCGCTTTTCTTGTCGAACTTCCGACGGATGCGTTTTCCGTTACGCCCAGCCGGTCTAATGTCCACTTCATATCGACCATCATCGAGCTTTTTAACAGACATAAAGCCTCCCGATGATGTTACTGCGTACTTCAATTTCCTGATTTAGATAGCAAAAACTCACTGTGCATTTATTGCACAAAAAAACGCCGTAAATGGTTAGCCAGTTTTCTGGTCTGAGTGGGGTGACGTTGTTGTCTGCTGCCCAAAGTGCGCGAGAGCCGGTGCAATCTGCCCAGCTTCAGGTGCTATTTGGTCAGTCATAAACCATAAGGTGTACTTGGTGAAACGAGGATGTTGAAGGATTCTCATTATGGGCTCGACACCCGGTTTTTTATCCCCAGCTTCGTATCCACAAAATGAACCATATGCTATTCCAGTTAACTCACTGATTTCCTTTCTATTTAATCGTTCTGACTCCCTGATGAGTTTGATTTTTTCATTTATCGGGGTTGACATAAATCCTCCATACGATGATTATTCCCTTATAAGGAAATAAATTCCTTTTTAGGGGTTTTGACTATAGGCAATTAAAGCCCTTTATGAGCAATTAAATGCACTAAAGGAGAATCGTAACAGATGAACAACCAGCTTGTAAGTAGCACGGATGCGGTCCCGTATCAGGAGTTTGCCCGTCTTATTGGTAAAACACCCGCAGCCGTTAAAGGCATGATTGAGAAGGGCAAGCTGCCTGTAGTCGAGATGACTGATCCGCAGTCAACGAGTGGGCGCGCAGGGGAATATTGGGTCTACCTGCCAGCATGGAACAAAGGAATGAAGATGGCTTATGACAGCCGTCCTAAAGAGATTCGCGATGGTTGGCTGATGTGGCTCGGCTTAGGGCAACCTTCACGGTAATTAGATTCACCTATTTCATTCAAATTCAATCGAGAAATTGCATGTCAAAACCAATAAAACATGGCTGCATTCGTCATATCACTAATGGTATGCGGGTGCTGATCGACTTAAAAAGCGTGGCCGCTATCCGTGAGCGCACTGAAACAGCCGATAAAGTTGAGGTGCATCTTACGTCGGGAGAAGTTTTTGAACTTGATGTTGCCTATGAGGAGATTGCAGGTTTGTATCTAGAATTTTTAGCAAAAGAACGTGGGATTATGGCAAACCCCACCAGTATTTGAGCTTAGTTGATATCTAAAAAGCTTTTATGCGTGACAGGCATTTTAGATTGAACTGCCTCTCTCAACTGGATTGACAGTTTGTTGATTTCCTCAGCCTTCTCACGATTAGAGATCGCATCAGAGGAAGAATTAACCAATGCAATGGCTGATTTTAGAGTGGCAATTAATTCATCATTTTGTTGATTAGTCATGAAATACCTCATGTGATTGGCTTGTTTTTGGCGATTCGATCCTATCACAAGACCATGTGTCGGGCATGGTTAAAACCCGACTCCCTAAGGAGTATTTATGAAAGAGCCTCGCTGTATTGCACAGTTGCTTCGAAGAGAAAGCCCTAATCCGATCAACTTCACCATCACTCACGGTCGCGGCCGCAAGGGCATAATCATCCGAACCCGTAAGCCGGGCGTTATCGAGAAGGTTCGCCGTCTGGTCAAAAAGAGAGGACTGTGGTTATGACGGTAATGACACTGGACGTGATCCAGAAACAACCAACAGCGCTTCGTGGTCTGGTCTGCAAGTATCTGGCTCAGCCTCGCTGGCAGGACACTTGCGATTTTTACAATCAGATGATGGAGCGAGAGCGTCTTACGGTTTGTTTCCACGCTCAATTAAAACAGCGTCACTCTGTAATGCGCTTAGAGGAAATGACCGAAGCCGATCGTGAGCGTCTTGTTTGCGCGCTTGATGAATTGAGAAATGCATTCGCCCGGCACCGCCAATTTGGCGTGTCGAAAGCAACTTTCATCAGCCGCCTGACCGTTAGCCAAAGGCGATCACTGTTTCTTCATGCGGGACTGACAGAGCAGGAATTTATGATGCCGCACTGGCGTTTGAATGAAGAGGGCTGTTATTGGCGCGACAAACTTTTCCGCGCGCTGCGAGAGCTGTTTAGCCTTTTTGAGTACGCACCAACCATTTTAACCTCGGTAAAACCTGAGCAGTATTTACATTAATTAATCTGGATTCGTTTTATTACGCGCCTTACTGCGTGGGGACTCCTTTTGTCCGGAGATAGGCAAATGCAAAAACAAAATACAGCTCCAGGTGGCATGTTTTCCGCTCTTCTGGAGCAGGCAGTAAACGAAGCACAGCGCGACCTAGCGACACGATTCTCATCTCGATTTGACGGGCTTATCGCGCATATCAGCAAGTCTGAGCTCAATCGTACCGAGATTATCGAGTTATTAGGTCAAGAGTCGGCAAATTTGCACAACTCAATTTTCGATTGAGCAGGCTAACCACTTTTAAAAGGAAGCCAGAATGAGCATACGCATCGAGATTAATAACCAATACGTCATCACCAGTGACCGCTATCAATTCATTTTGCAGGAAAAAAAGACCGCTACATCCGGGAAGAATGAAGGTAAGGAATGGCTGGACGTTGTGGGTTACTACCCAACTATCCCTAAGCTTATCTCAGGCTTGGTATTGCATGATCTTTTTACCAGCGATCTTACTGGCTTCTCAGCTCTGGAAGCTCGGATTGAACGCATGGGGAAGCAATGTCTGGACGCTTTTAAATAATATGTCCAACGAACCTCGGGGGCGTGTTGCCCCCACGCCACCACCACCATTTTTGAAGGGCACCAGTGATTCATTCGTTGGTGCTTATCCCTGGAATAACGTCAACAAAGAGGCTATTGGCCGCGACAGACCCCTTACACGTGCCGAACTCCGTCAGGTGCAAGGTGTTTTAAACCGTATTGACCGTCTGCCATTTTTCCTGCAAACCCTGTTTACATCGCGTTATAACTTCATCCGCCGTAAAAAGAGCCCTTTGGGTGGGCTGTATTTCCTTAAAAACACGTTTGAGCGCAAGCTGCTGCCGCGTCTTGAGCGTGTTAATGAACTGTACGGGATGAATGAATCCGCCTCGATTGGTTTTCTGTCCGAGCGCGACCAGTATGCGCGCTTACCAGATATGAATGACAAAGAGCTCAGGAAATTTGCGGCCAGAATTGCCTCTCAGCTCTGGAGCAAATACGAGGAGTTAAGCGACGCCTGGGCGGATGCTCACGGCGGGAAAGATACACTTTTCACCGATGAAGCTCAGTCGCACCTATACGGGCAAGTGGCCGGTGTTGCTCGCGCATTTAACATCACCCCGATGTACTGGAAAAAATACCATAAGGGTCAGATGACGATCCGCATGGCATTTTCCGCTATTTCACGACTGATTAAAGACGAGTGGTGGGTCAACCAGCTCAAGGCGCAGCGGATGCGCTGGCGCGAGGCGCTGCTCATCGCAGCAGGTGAGGTCAACAAAGACCGTTCACCTTACGCAAGCAAAATAGCGATCCGCGATGTTCACGCGCGCCGCTTGGCTAATCTCGAATACCTGAAATCCTGCGAACTGGAAAACAAAATCACTGGCGAACGTATTGACCTCATAAGCAAGGTCATGGGGAGTATTTCGAACCCTGAAATACGTCGTATGGAGCTGATGAATACTATCGCCGGGATTGAACGCTACGCGACCAGCGTTGGTGACGTGGGGATGTTTATCACGCTGACCACGCCATCGAAGTATCACCCGACCCGTCTCGTTGGCAAAGGTGAAAGCAAAACGGTGCAGCTCAATCACGGCTGGAACGAAACAGCATTCACACCCAAAGACGGCCAGCGCTATCTATGCCGAATCTGGAGCCTGATGCGTACAGCTTTCAAAGATAACGATTTAGATGTTTACGGGATGCGCGTTGTCGAACCGCACCACGACGGCACGCCACACTGGCACATGATGCTTTTTTGCAAACCCGGTCAGCGTAAAGCCATTAACGAAATTATGCGTCGTTATGCCCTCAAAGAGGACGGACACGAAAAGGGCGCGTCAAAACAGCGCTTTGAGTCACGCCATCTTAATCAGGGCGGAGCGGCGGGTTATATCGCTAAATACATTGCAAAAAATATCGACGGTTACGCACTCGACGGCCAGCTCGATCACGACACAGGCAAGCCTCTGAAAGATACGGCCGCAGCCGTCACCGCATGGGCGTCAACATGGCGTATCCCTCAGTTTAAACCGATTGGTCTCCCGACGATGGGCGCTTACCGTGAACTGCGCAAACTACCGCGTGGGGTGAGTATTTCCTGCGAGTTTGACGACAGGGTCGAGGCCGCGCGAGCTGCTGCAGATGAGGGGGACTTTGAGCGGTACATCATCGCGCAGGGTGGGGCAAACATGCCGCGTGATGCTCAGGCGGTCAGGGTCGCCCGTAAGGTGACGGATGAGGTCAACGAATATGAGGAAGATATCGAGAGGGTTGTCGGGATTTATGCCCCTCATCTCGGGGCTAATCGTGTCCATGTAACCCGTACAGCCGAATGGCGCATCGTTCCAAAGGTTTTGGCCGTTGAGCCTTTGACCTTAAAAAGCGGCTCTGCCGCGCCTCGGAGTCCTGTCAATAACTGTGGAAAGCTCACCGGCGATGGCGATCCAGTTATGACCCCAACACCGTCTGAGCAAGCCGCAGCGGTGTTAAATCTGATTGAGCGCGGAGTTATCGGCTGGAATGAGCCGGACGTCGTCAAGGTGCTTAACGGGGCGTTAAAAGCTGGCGCACCGCGCAAAAATCGGCAGCAAAGAAGCAATACGTTGCTCAAAGCCAACGAGCAAGCGCCATCAGCTAGGATGACAAAGCCCGAAAGGGATAGTGTCGCAAAAATTCGTTTCGATTTGGCTCAGGAAGGGATTACTCCCGAACGGTGGGAGCTCGATGCGCTGGCGCGTGGGGCAACGGTGATTTTTGGCGATAAAAAATTCAAATACGGGACTGCTGACGAATGGCCGGGATTCTAAACAACCAAAGATACTTTTGCTGCTTCGTAGTGACTCATATTATAATCATCTATTGTTTTTAAAGTTACATTTTGGTTTGGATTTGATAAGGATTTTATGAAAGCGATAGATCTCTTCTGCGGCGCAGGTGGCCTGACGGTTGGTCTTAAGATGGCTGGCTTTGAAGTTGTGTCGGCTGTCGAAAAGGAGCCTATTGTTTCTGAAACCTACCTACAGAATCATCCTGATGTCTCATTGCTTACAGGAGACATAAGGGCGTTGTCACCGACAAAAATCATGAACGAGCTAGGCCTTCAGCGAGGACAGCTTGAGTTGCTCGCAGGATGTCCACCGTGCCAGGGCTTTTCAAGCTTAAGAACTAGAAATAAAAATTCTTCGGTGAATGATGAACGTAATGACTTAATCTTTGCATTCTTAGATTTTGTCGAATGTTTCCTTCCTAAAGTGGTAATGTTGGAAAATGTTCCTGCGCTGGCAAAAGATTACCGCATCACAATTTTTTGTGAAGAGCTGAAAAAATTAGGATACTTCATAGATTCTAATTCAGTGGCTATTGAAGATGCCTCTTACTTCGGCGTGCCGCAGAGAAGGCGGCGTATGGTAATGTTAGCGTCGAGATTAGGTTATTTACCTCGAGCGGAAAAAAATAGCAAAAAAGTAACTGTTAAGGATGCTATTGGGGATTTGCCATTACCGCAAAATAGTGATGACGTCTTGCATAACATTAAAGAAAACAGGACGCAGAAAGTCATGAACATTATTAAGCTGGTGCCGAAAGATGGCGGTAGTCGCTCCGATTTACCTTATGAGTACTGGCTTCCATGCCATAAAAAATATCCTAACGGGTTTAAAGATGTTTATGGTCGTATGAAATGGGATGCAGTGTCTCCAACTATTACAAGCGGATGTACTAATCCATCCAAAGGACGGTTTCTTCACCCTGTCCAAGATAGAGCGATCACTCTACGTGAGGCAGCCTTGTTGCAAACTTTTCCCAAAAACTATTACTTCCCGATTAAGTATGGCAAAGATAGAGCTGCTCTTATGATCGGAAATGCGCTTCCTCCAGCGTTCATCAAGCGTCATGCAGAAGTAATCAAACAGCACCTTATTGAATTAGGATGATAAAATGGAAAACTCTTTGTTTTTAAATTTTCACGGAAGAATAATTGATCATTTGGGTATTCAAATGTATCAAAGTCCAACAGCTGCGATTGCCGAAATGGTTTCTAACTCATGGGATGCTGATTCTACAGAGGTCAGAATCACGCTTCCTACGCATGAGGATTTCTCCATTACGATTCAAGATAATGGCATCGGCATGACTCAAGATGAATGTCAAAATAAGTTTCTTACAGTGGGCTATGACAAGCGTAAAAACAATGCCAAAACTCTTTCAAGGGATCTTAATCGACCACTAATGGGGCGAAAAGGGATAGGAAAGTTTGCAGGTTTTGGTATTGCTTCTGTTATAACTGTAACAACAATCAGTAAAGATACTGGTGAAAAAACATCATTTGTACTTGATATTGATAAAATACGCGATTCATCCAATGATGACTATATTAATACTTCGAAATTAAGTATTGATGTCATCGATAGAGTTGAGCCTAACGAAGAATTAAAAAAACATCACGGCACAACGATAAAATTAACTGGTTTGAAAATACAACGTTTAATTTCACCGGATTTTTTTGCGACATCAATGGCTCGCCGTTTTTCAGTTAATGCTGCTGCTGCAAATTTTTATGTTAGTGTTGATGGGAAAATAATCCCAACGGAAAATTTTCTCGTTAAGTCAGAAATGTCCTTCCCTAAAGATTATAAGCACAATGAAATGCCTGAAGGATTGACTAATATAGATAAGGATGGATGGGGAACTGAAATGATTGGTGACCATCAAATCAAGTGGAGAGTGTTTTTTTTAAAGGAAACTATAAAAGAAGAAGAACTGCAGGGTATTTCAATTTTTTCGCATGGGAAATTATCGCAAAGACCATTTATGTTTAATTTGACTGGCGGACTCCCGAGTCAGAATGGGCCTGAGTATATGACAGGTGCAGTATTGGCTGATTACCTTGATGAATTTGATGAGGATGTTATCTCAACCGAGCGACAGCGCTTAAATTGGGGGCACCATCATTTAGCAACACTTGAGGAATGGGGAAAATCCCGTATTCGCAATTTATTGAGGATATGGAAAGATCGTAGGGCTGAAGAAAAAACAAAACTCATAGAAGATAAGGTTTCTGATTTTAGCTCAAGGTTAGAAAAGCTCGCTCCCAGCGAAAAGAAAACCATTATGACTGCTCTAAAGAAGCTGGCAAGCATAAATCAGATTAATGCTGAACAATTCAAGGAGTTAGGTAGTTCTCTCCTTACTGCGTGGGAAGGCGGCCGTTTAAAAGAATTAATTCGACAAGTTGCTGAAGTTCCTGATATGGATAGTGATAAATTACTTTCTATGCTAATCGAAGCTAACACTATTCAGGCGTTGCATACTGCCGAATCTGTCAAAGCAAAGTTAGATACAATAATTGGGTTAGAATCGCGTATTAAAAACCGTGAATTAGAAAATGCGGTGCGAGATTATATTGCAAATAACCCTTGGCTTATTTCGCCGAAATGGGAAACCTTCGCTAAGGAACGAAATGTTGGCGATCTTGCTGCTGAAGCTGCAAAAGATTCAGGTCTTGATAAGGATGAGGACTTTAATGGACGTGTTGATTTGGTTTTAGCTAGCGGAGAGCATCTCCTCATCCTTGAGTTCATGCGCCCAGGACTAACCATCGATTTAGACCATTTAGTCAGATTCGAAACTTATGTTGATACGTTCCGTGGCCATCTGGAAAGCTCTACAGGTTCAAGGTTTAATACTGCAACGGGATATTTGGTTGCTGACAAGATAGCCAAAAAAAATCCGGCTTTCTTGAAAAAAGTAAAAAAACTTAAAGAGGATGGTCTTGAAACTCTTACATGGGGCGACCTTCTTTCCGAGGCAAAACGTCAATGGCAGGAGTTTTTAGACCACTTAGTCGAACGTTCACCTAACGATAAGCGAATTCATGCATTAGTCAGCCCTGAAATGCTGAAAAATGCTGAAGGTGAAACAGTACAAGAGTCAACGCAGCAAGTGCATTAAAATGCATTTTATTGCATCTGATTTATAGTCAGATTTATGGGAAGGCGCGCCAATACTGGCGCGCCTTTATTTTATAAATGCACATGCATTAAAAGCGACCCGTTAAGCGCGCAGGCGAGGCGGGGATAGCACTGCGCGCCGGGTGTGGTGACAGGATTTATTTTACGCGTCTGTGCGCGTCGTGGGGGCGCACTGTGATGTGAAGTCGGTCAAGGTGATGTCGGGCGCTTACGTCGCGTGCGCGGCGTCTGGCTTGCTCTGAGAATGTGCCGCCCGGAGGCGGCATTTTTGGCAGGTTTAGTCGGTCTCGATGTTGTAATCCTTAAAGCGGATCACCTCCATCCCGAGCCAGTCGTTTATCTCTTTGAAACGCTCCTGCAGCGGCGTCAGCTCGTTACGTACAAATACCCGCGCCACCTTCTCGATATCCCCCATTGAGCCGATATTTTCAGGCTTGCCGCCCATGAGCTGGAACGGCACGCGGTGCGCGTCGAGAAGGTCGGCGGCGCTCACCTTCTTGATGTTAAAAAAATCATCCTTCGTGGCGACTTCACTCAACGGCACGATCTTAATGCCGTCCGGTTTCCCGTTCGGGGCGTAGAAAAACAGGTTTTTAAAATTCCCGAGTCCTTTCGAGTCGCGCATCGCGGAGCGCAGCGCCTCGACATCGGTGCTGCTTTGCGCCGCGTCGGTCACGTACATGATGTAACCCGCGTGCGCGCCGTTCTGGTAATACTTGCGACGAAACAGCGTGGCGGATTCATTCAGCCAGGCAGAATTAAGCGCGCTGAGGTATTCCGGCATCCCGTAGAGCTCCTGATTGATATCGGGCTCAAGCAGGTGAAACACCGAACCGGGCGCGAACTGGTGCGGGTGCGTATAATCCGACACGTACCAGTAAACGCCATCCTCGACACCACGGCGGGTATATTTGGCCGGAGAGGTTTCCAGCTTAAAGAGCTGGCCGGTCACGCTCATGCGCTTTTCAAGATAGCCGTTGGCAAACACCAGATAATCGAGCACGAGGCGGCTAAAGTCCTGACGGGACAGCAACGGGTGCGGGATAAAGGTACTGGTCAGAATGTTGCGCTTGACGTAAATCGGGGAGCTGTGGTGTACGGCGGCGCGCAGGCTTTTTGCCAGCCCCGAGAAGTTGACCGGCGGCTCGTACCATTTGCCGTTATTGATGCACTCGACATAGTCGAGGATGTCGCGGCGATCCAGAACAGGCGAGGGCTCGCCAAAGGTGAACGCCTCCATTTTCTGCTGCGCGCTGGCGGTCATGCTGGTCTGTTTTGGGTGTTTCTTTTGGCGTTTTTTCATCTTAGTTAATATCCAGAATTGAGATTGATTGCATACCGCTACCGGCGGAAAGCGGCTCGTTTAACAGGGCGTGCATGGTCGCCCACGCGATATCCGCGTGGCTGGCTTCTTCGCTGCGGCTGGCTTCATAGGTGGCGCTGCGGCCGCTGCTGGTCATGGTTTTGCGGATAGCCATAAATGACTGCGTGATGTCGGTCGCACCGGCGTCATATTCCAGACACCCGCGCCTGATGGTGTCTTTCGCTTTCAGCACCATTGCGGTTTTCATTTCCGGCGTGTAGCGGATGGCGCGCGCCGCCGGGAAGAATGAGCGCACGAGCTGGTAAACACCCTGGCCGATGCCGGTCGCATCGATGCCGATATAGTCAACGGTGTATTTCTCGGTCAGCGCCCGGATGGCCTCGGCCTGCGCGGCAAAGTCCATGCCTTTCCACTGGTGACGCTCAAGGATGCGGAACTTGCCACCGGCAACCAGCGGCGGAGCCAGTACCGCGCACCCGGCGCTGTCGCCGGTGTGTGACGGGTCGTAGCCAATCCAGACAGGACGCCAGCTAAACGGACGGTCGGCGAACGGCTCGAAGTCCTCCCATTCTTCCATCGCATCGACCATGCAGCGCTGCAGCTCCTCGAACGGGAATACCGACGCCTTATCGTCGACGAACTCGCACATAAACAGGTTACGGAAGTCATCCGCGCTGTTTTCCTGCTTAAGCTGGTCGAGGTTGAACAGGGTGCAGCCACCGGCGAGCGCGTCCTCAATGGTGACAATCTGCCGCCACTGGCCGTCCCCGCATAACATGCCACCGGCAAGCGCCTGATGACTAATGTCGATGTCGACACGCTCGTCGCGGTTGCTGCGGCCACGGTTAAACAGCTCGCCTGACCAGAACGGGTAAGCGCCATGCGCCAGCGTCGACGGAGTCGAAAAATAGGTTGTGCGCAGGTGTGACTGCGAGGCCATGCCCGAGGCGACTTTACGCAGCTTCTGGAAATTGGGGATCCAGAAAATTTCATCGACATACAGGTCGCCGTTGTGGCTCTGCGCGGTGTTGGAATTGGTCCCGAGAAATATCAGCTCAGCACCATTGTTGCCGATGACGATCGGGTCGCCTGACAGGTCGACGTCAACCAGACGGGCAAAGGCGATAATGTACTTACGGAACACGTAAGCCTGCGTTTTACTGGCCGATAAAAATATCTGGTTTTGCCCGGTCTTAAGCGCGCGCAGGAGGGACTCGCGCGCAAAGTAGAACGTCGCGCCAATCTGTCGCGATTTCAGGATGTGGCGGATGCGGTGCTCTAACCCCGCTTTATGCCAGCGGAGCTGATAGTCAAACGACTGGTCGAAGAAAATCTCCTCCAGTTTCTCTATGGCCTCCTCGCTGAAATAGTTTCGTTTCGGCTTTCTGCGATCCCCTTTGTTACGGCTGGCGATATTGGGGTTTAAATCCGCCTCGTTTCCGGTCTGGCCGTAGCGGTTAACGCGCGCGAGCCGCTCCATCTGGCGCGACAGAAAATCAGCGACTTTGAAGTCATGCGCGGTCAGGTCTGGCTTTGCGTAGAGCTGAATAAGCCGCGCCTCTAAAGTGGATTCAACGCGGTTAATCGGCGCGGTTTCCTCCCATCCATCGCGCTGTTTCCAGCTCTGCACGGTCGGGCGCTTGAGCTGCAGCATGTCGCAGATTTGCGGCACGGCGAACCCCTGCCAGTACAACAGGCGCGCCTGTCGTCGCGGGTCATTGAGCAGTGAAAGGTCAGTTGAAATGGTCATGCTTGCCTCGTTTTGGGTGTGACGTGGCAAGGCTAAGGAAATGGGGTGTTATTCGCGCTAAGTGCCTGTTGTATCAGATCTAACAGGAGCGCAAGCGGTGGCTGATACGGGTCAGAGTCGGGAAACTAAACCCGACCCGAAAACCCAACATCAGGACACCTGAACAATGGCAAAGAAAGTCTCTAAATGGTTTCGCATCGGCGTCGAGGGTGACACCTGCGATGGCCGTGTCATCAGCGGCGATGATATTCAGGATATGGCCGACACGTTCGACCCCCGCGTCTACGGCTGCCGCATTAACCTCGAACATATCCGGGGCCTGATGCCTGACAGTCCGTTTAAACGTTATGGCGATGTGACCGAGCTTAAGGCGGAGATTATCAGCGATGGCTCAGCGCTCGATGGCAAAAAAGCGCTGTTTGGCAAAATCGCCCCGCTCGACGAGCTGGTCAGCATGGTTAAGGTCGGGCAGAAGGTTTACACCTCCATGGAGATCCGCCCGAACTTTGCCAATAGCGGCAAATGTTACCTCGTTGGCTTGGCCGTCACCGATGACCCGGCAAGCCTCGGCACCGAATACCTCGAATTCTGCAGCCGCGCTGCGCAGAACCCTCTCGCCGGTAAAAAAGACCAGCCGGACGACGTTTTCTCTGTGGCCTCACTGGCTGTGCTGGAGTTTGAGGACGTCCCCGACACCATGCTCAACAGCCTGACCGATAAAGTTAAAGCCATTTTTGGCCGTAAGCAGGCCAGCGATGACGCGCGTCTCGCGGATGTGCATGAGGCCGTGACCACCGTCACCGAGCTGGTGCAGACCAACCTCACCGCCACCGACCAGCGCGTCGCCGAGCTGGAGACCGAGCTGGCGCAACTCAAGCAGTACGTGACCAGCAAGGCGGAAGAAAGCGCGCAGGCGTTTAACGACCTCAAAAGCTCCCTCGACAGCACCGAAAGCCAGCGCCAGCCGCGCCGCGAGCTTTCAAAAGGCGGTTCGGGCGACGAGCTGCTGACGAACTGCTGATAACGCGCCGGGCGTGCTGCCTGGCCTGAACCCTTTTACCCGAACAGGAAAAACCATGCGTAAAGATACCCGCTTTAAATTTAATGCCTACCTGACCCGCGTCGCGGAGCTGAACGGTATTTCCACCGATGACGTGGACAAGAAATTCACCGTCGAGCCGTCGGTCACGCAAACCCTGATGACGACCCTGCAGATGTCATCCGCGTTTCTGACCAAAATCAACATCGTGCCGGTCGACGAGCTGAAAGGCGAAAAGGTCGGGGTCGGTGTTAACGGCACGATTGCGAGCACTGCCGACACCGCCGGTGATGATGAGCGTAAAACCGCTGATTTCACCGCGCTGGAGTCATTCAAATACGAGTGTGACCAGATTAACTTTGATTTCCATATCCGCTATAAACAGCTCGACCTGTGGGCGCGATTCCAGGACTTCCAGACCCGTATCCGTGACGCCATCATTAAACGTCAGTCCCTCGATTTCATCATGGCTGGTTTCAACGGCATAGAGCGCGCGGCGACCTCCGACCGCAAAAAAAATCCACTGCTGCAGGACGTCGCGATCGGCTGGCTGCAGAAATACCGCAATCAGGCACCCGCGCGCGTGATGTCCAAAATCACCGACGAGGACGGCAAGGTCATTTCTGACGTGATCCGCGTGGGTAAAAACGGCGACTATGCGAACCTCGACGCGCTGGTCATGGATGCCACCGGCAACCTGATTGACGAGATTTATCAGGATGACCCGGAGCTGGTTGTCATCACTGGCCGTAAGCTGATGGCAGATAAGTATTTCCCTATCGTCAACAAAGAGCAGGAAAACACCGAGTCGCTGGCCGCTGACATCATCATCAGCCAGAAACGTATCGGTAACCTGCCAGCCGTGCGCGTGCCTTACTTCCCGGCAAATGCCCTGATGGTGACGCGTCTCGACAACCTGTCTATCTACTTCATGGATGACGCGCACCGTCGCAGCATCATCGAGAACCCGAAGAAAGACCGCATCGAAAACTACGAGTCAATGAATGTTGACTATGTGGTCGAGGCTTACGCTGCCGGTTGCCTGATTGAAAACATCAAGCTCGGTGACTTCACCGCACCTGCAGCGCCGGAAAGCGGGGAGTAAGCCATGACGAGTCCCGCAGCGCGTCACATGATGCGGGTCTCGGCCTCTGAAACTGCGCAGCGGGCTGCCGTCCCGCTGCGCAATGCAACTGCCTATGAGCAGATGCTCGTTAAGCTGGCCGCAGACAACCGCACGCTAAAACAAATCAGCTCCAAAGAGCGCAAAGCCGCGAAAAAGCGCGAGCTGCTGCCGTTCTATCTGCCGTGGGTCGCTGGCGTACTCGAAAACGGCAAAGGCGCGCAGGATGACATCGTCATGACGGTGATGCTCTGGCGTCTCGATGCTGACGATATCGCCGGGGCGCTGGAAATCGCCCGTTACGCCATGACCTACGGCCTCACCATGCCGGTCGGTCGCCGTCCGACGCCGTGCCTGCTGGCCGAAGAAGTGGCGCTGGCCTCGCAGCGCCTGCTGACGGCAAAACAGCCGGTCAGTCTGGCGAACCTGCTCGACACTATCGCGCTGACTGAACGCGCGGATATGCCCGATATCGTGCGTGCGAAGCTGCACAAAATCACCGGCTACGTGCTGCGTGATGCGGAGCAACTGCCCGAGGCACTGGCGCACCTGCAGCGTGCGATCCAGTTAGAAAGCACTATCGGGGTGAAAAAGGATATCGAGCAGCTAGAGCGCCAGCTCAGGCCAAAAACCGAACCGGCAGCGAAAATCAAAACGACTCAACCGCGCACGCGCAAAGTCGCCGCTAAACCGGCGGCACGGCGCGGGCGTCCACCAAAGGCGGCAAAAGCCGCTGGTTAACCGAGCGCTCCCCGAGCCGGGCGGCACGCCGGTCAATGCGGGTATTTATTGCCCTGACTGCGACCGGCGTCCACCGCCCACCCATTACCCGAGGTTGTCATGACGACGCTGATTATTGAGCCAAAAAAAGAGCCGCAGGATGTGCCGGGCGTGGTGATACCGCCACCGGGCGTGAGCGAGCCGGTAATCAAAAATACCCCGTTTTTTCCTGACGTTGATCCGAAGCGCGTGCGGGAAGAAATGCGGCTGGAGCAGACCGTTTCCCACGTGCGCCTGCGCCGGGCGATTAAGACCGCCATTGCGGAGACTAACGCGGAGCTGAGCGACTGGCGCGAAAGTCAGCTCGATGCCGGTTACGCCACGCTGGCGGATGTCCCGACCGACGAGCTCGACGGCGAGAGCGTGCGCGTTTTCCACTACTTCAACGCCGTGTGCTCGATGACGACGGCCACGCTGTATGAGCGTTTTCGCGGCGTGGATGCGACCGCCAAAGGCGATAAAAAGGCCGACAGCATCGACAGCACTATCGATGAAATGTGGCGGGACATGCGCTGGTCTGTCGCGCGCATCCAGGACAAAGCGCGCTGCATCGTGGGGCAAATCTGATGAAAGCCTACGCGCTGCAGGGCGACACCCTCGACGCGATTTGCGCCCGGTACTACGGGCGCACCGAGGGCGTGGTCGAAACCGTCTTGGAGGCAAATCCCGGCCTGTCTGAGCTCGGCGTGATCCTGCCGCACGGTACGGCAGTTGAGCTGCCCGAGACCGACAGCGCGGCCAGAACCGAAACGGTGAATCTATGGGACTGAGTATGGAAAAAATCACCACGTTTATTGCCTACTGGCTGGCCGTGGGGCTGGCGTATGTCGGGGCAATGTCGCCCGAAAAGATGGCGCTTTACGTGGGCGGCGGATGCGCCATTTTTACCGCGCTGACGAACTACTGGTTTAAGCGCAAGACGTACCTCTATCTGACATCGCTCGGACTCGATAAAGGGGCTATTCGTGAAATCAATCGTTAAAAAATGCAGTGTGGCCGCCGTGCTGGCGCTGGCAGCGCTGATGCCTGACTTTCGTCTGCTTAACACCTCGCCCGGGGGGCTGGCGCTGATTGCCGACCTCGAAGGTTGTCGCCTGACGCCTTACCAGTGCAGCGCGGGAGTGTGGACGTCAGGCATCGGCCACACTGCAGGCGTCGTGCCAAAAGGGGAAATCACCGAGCGACAGGCGGCGGCGAACCTCGTCGCGGATGTGCTGAACGTCGAGAAACGTCTGGCCGTATGCGCGCCGGTGAAAATGCCGCAGCACGTTTACGACGCGCTGGTCAGCTTCTCATTCAACGTGGGAACCGGCGCGGCCTGCCGGTCGACGCTGGTCTCATTTATCAAACGCCAGCAATGGCCGCAGGCGTGCGACCAGCTCACCCGCTGGGTTTACGTGAACGGTGAAATTAACAAGGGGCTGGAAAATCGCCGCGCGCGCGAGCGCGCTTACTGCCTGAAGGGGATCCCATGAAAGTGATGTTTTTATTACTGGTCGCGCTGATGGCGGTTGTGCTCTGGCAGCGTCATGAAAACGGCAACCTGACGCGCTCGTTTGAACGGGCAAACAGGGTCGCGACCGAACAAAAAACCGCGATCGGCATGCTGAAAAATCAGCTTTCCGTTTCGCAGGGAATAGCCAGGCGAAATGAAACCGCGCAGGTCAGTCTACGCGGCGAACTGCTGGCCGCCGGTGCGATGGCCGTGCGGCGTGAAGAAACCATTACGAGGCTGATAAATGAGAATGAAACCCTACGCCGCTGGTACAGCGCTGATCTTCCTGATGTTGTGCGCAGGCTGCACACCCGCGCCGGTTGCGCCTCCGCCAGTCATTGTTTACAGCGCCTGCCCGAAGGTGAGCTTTTGCCCGATGCCGGAAAGCGCCCCGGCCACTAATGGCGATCTGAGCGCCGATATTCGCAGGCTTGAGCACGCGCTGGCCGCCTGCGCGCTGCAGGTTGAAACCGTCAAAGACTGTCAGGATAAACTCGATGAAGAAAGCACGCAGCCTGCGCGAAGCGCTGATTAAAGCCGTTCCGCAGCTTGAAACAAACCCTGAAATGATGCGCATCTTTGCCGATGAGGGGAATATCGATGCGCGGCTCGCGGCCTCGCTGTCGCATGAGAAAATTTACACCCTGAATGTGATCGTGTGTGACTTTGTGGGCGACCCTGATTTGATTTTCGTGCCGGTGGCCGCATGGCTCAGGGAAAACCAGCCGGATATCTGCACGCTCGATGACGGGCGCAAAAAGGGCTACCGTTTCCAGATGGATTTGAACGACGGGGACAGCGTCGATATCAGCATCAGCCTGCAGCTCACCGAGCGAACCATCATCAAAGAGGAAAACGGCGCGCTGCACGTGAACTATGCCCCTGAGCCGCCGCTGCCGGAGCCCGTCACCCGGCCAAAAGAGCTCTATATCAACGGCGAACTGGTGAGCAAGTGGGATGACGGAATTTAAGCCCTTTGACGACAGGCTCAATGGTCTGATTGCTGCCCTGTCACCGGCTGCACGCCGTAAGCTGGCCGGAGAGATAGCAAAGGAGCTGCGCAAGTCGCAACAGCAACGTATCAAGCTGCAGAAAGCACCGGACGGCTCACCGTATCAGGCGCGAAAGCGTAAGCCTCTCAGGGCTAAGACCGGGCGGATTAAACGGGCGATGTTTCAGAAGCTGCGCACGAACCGGTACATGAAAGCCAGTGGCCGTGAAAACAGTGCCGTGGTTGAGTTTACCGGCAAAGTGCAGCGTATCGCGCGTGTCCATCAGTTAGGCCTCAAAGACCGCCCAAACGCGCACGCTAAGGACGTCCAGTACGCGGAGCGTCAGCTACTCGGATATAGCCGGGAGGATAAAGAGCTCGTCGAGACGCTGACTATCAAACACCTTAGCCGCTGATTGTTGTCTCATACCTCATAAAATTAGCCTCAGCAATTTGAAATGATCGTTTTAGCCCCCATTTAAATGGGGGCGCTAACGTGACGAGCGCAGATTTTAGAAGATTAATCAGAACTCAAATGTATTCTCTTCAATATCAAATTCAATTCCAGAGCTAATGCCTTTCACATGTAAATCAAATACGTCATTAATGAAGTTTTCTCCATCCCTTTCAAAGTTCAAATCAATATCAACTGAAAATTCCTTTTCTTGCTCATCTTGCTTAGTAGTGGAGTCAAACGTATATAGTACGCCATCCTCTTTATCATAATAACCAGTTGCAGTGTCGGGGCCAGTAATGTCAACTGTGAACTTAACGGTGACGTCGAAGTGAATTTGGCAACTTTCGTCATCTAAATGAATGATTTGAGGCTCAAAGTCGTATATTTCAGTAACTTCAAAGCTATCTATTTCAGAATCTTCCCATGAAGAACTATTATATGCCTCTGCATCCTCTAACTGCGTTTTAAGTTCTTCTGTAATTAAATCTCGTTTGAATTCTAAAAACTCCGCGATAAACTGAGTTCTTTCATCATTATGTTTGTTATAAATATCTAACAAGGAACTCAATGTGTCGACGTTTATGAAACTATCATTTTCATTGCAAAAATCAACGTGATCGGGATCATCAGAGATAATATAAATTTTTTCTCCATCGTCTAATGCAGCCCGTAAGGCCAGCAATGTAAAAGCATCACGAAATTCATTGGGCTTTTTAGCGCTAAATGGGCTGATTTCATTAAAGTGCATTTCGATTACTTCATTGAGATTTACATTCCTCATATCTAAAATGGAAGTGTCTGAATTTTGAAGGAAGTTGCTAAAGGCCTCAAGAGCTTTGGCTTCTATTTCACCATCATTAATGTCATTAAAAAGATTTTTGATATTGTCATCTTCATACTCTCTTAAAACTGATGCTTTGCGACGAAAATTCTTTATTCCTTTTAGTGCTTCTTTGATGTGTTCTTTTATTTTCCTCTCAACTTCTTTCACAGTAATAGTGGAGGTGATGTGACGAAGCTCACCTTTTTCACAAAGTTCCTCAAAGGACTTTAATGTTCTCGAGTTAAAGTCGAGGTTAGCTTTAACGAAAAACTCAGTATCAATAAAAACATTGCGTGTGATTAAAGGCATATATGAGGCTCCGTGTTTTAAACTCAGCTACATTCGCAATTGTCAAGCTTGAAGTCGACTGTTGGTATCTAATATACCTCAAGCTTAAATACAAATGATTGATTATTCATGAACTGATAGACGTTCGCTATAAAAAAATCCCAAAACTTCAAAATGTTGTGCTAAGCGTCATAAAACGTGCACGCATTGCTGTAGACCTTGAGCGGCGGCATCCTTTCCCCATGAATAATCTAAATTCTCTGCAGGAAATCGCACGCGCGATCCGCAACCTTATCCGCACCGGCATCGTGACAGACATCGACCACGACGAGGGGCTGTGTCGTGTCCAGACCGGCGGCATGCAAACCACCTGGCTGAACTGGCTTACCAGTCGCGCCGGGCGCTCGCGAGTATGGTGGGCTCCATCTGTTGGCGAGCAGGTGCTTTTGCTGGCGATCGGCGGCGAGCTCGATACGGCATTTGTGCTGCCCGGCATTTTCTCGGATGACCATCCCGCGCCGTCTGCCTCCCCTGATGCGCTTCATGTTTCCTTTCCTGACGGGGCGGTTATCGAGTACGAACCCGAAAACGGCGCGCTCACCGTGTCAGGCATCAAAACCGCTGACGTCACCGCGTCTGAGTCCATTACGGCCACCGTGCCGGTAGTGCTGGTGAAAGCGGAAACCCGCATCACGCTCGATACGCCGGAGGTGGTGTGTACCAACAAGCTGACGACCGGCACGCTCGAAGTGCAGAAAGGCGGGAAGATGAGCGGGAACATCGAGCACACCGGCGGGACACTGACATCAAACGGCGTGCAGGTGGATAACCACGCGCACGGCAACGTACAGAGCGGCGGAAGCTGGACTAAGGGGACGCAATGACGGTGCGTTATCTGGGAATGAACGGCCAGACCGGCCTCAGTATCTCTGAGGTCGAGCATATCCGGCAAAGCGTGCGCGACATTCTGGTCACGCCGGTTGGCTCGCGCGTCATGCGCCGTGAATACGGCTCGCTTCTGTCGCAAATGATTGACCAGCCGCAGACCCCGGCGCTGCGCCTGCAGATTATGGCCGCGTGCTATTCCGCGATCCAGAAGTGGGAGCCCCGCGTCAGCCTCACGACCATCACCTTTGAACGGTCGGAGACCGACGGCGGGCTGTATGTCGATATCACCGGCACGCGCTCCACCGGCGGCCAGCCTTTTTCACTCACCATTCCACTGAGTTAAACGCTATGGCAATTGTTGACCTTAACCAGCTCGCCGCGCCTGACGTCGTGGAAGAACTGGACTATGAAACCATCCTGAGCGAGCGAAAGGCGACGCTCGTCTCGCTCTACCCGGAAGACCAGCAGGACGCGATTGCGCGCACGCTGTCGCTTGAGTCCGAGCCGCTGGTGAAGCTGCTTGAGGAAAACGCCTACCGGGAAGTTATCTGGCGACAGCGCGTCAACGAGGCCGCGCGCGCGGTCATACTGGCCTACGCCACCGGCGCAGACCTCGACCAGATAGGCGGAAATTACAACGTCCAGCGCCTTGTCATCACCCCTGCAGACGACACGACGTTACCGCCGACGCCTGCAGTGATGGAGTCGGACACCGACTACCGTCTGCGCATTCAGCAGGCATTTGAAGGGCTGAGTACCGCAGGCTCTACCGGCTCCTATCAGTTTCACGGTCGCAGCGCTGACGGGCGGGTCGCCGATATTTCGGTTATCAGTCCCGCGCCTGCGTGTGTCACGGTCACGGTGCTGTCACGCGAAAATAACGGCGTAGCGTCTGACGAGCTGCTCGCCATCGTGCGCACCGCGCTGAATGATGAGGACGTCAGGCCGGTAGCAGACCGCGTGACCGTGCATTCGGCGAACATTGTCGACTACAAAATCACCGCGTCCCTTTACCTTTATCCCGGACCCGAAAGCGAGCCGGTGCTCAGTGCGGCGAAAACTAAGCTGCAGGCGTATATCACCGCGCAGCACCGCCTCGGGCGCGATATCCGCAAATCAGCGATTTATGCCGCGCTCCACGTCGAGGGCGTGCAGCGCGTCGAGCTGGCCGAACCGGTGGCCGACATCGTGCTCGATGACACGCAGGCGTCATGGTGCAGCGATTACAGCGTGACGATCGGGGGCAACGATGAATGATACCCGCCTGCTGCCGGTGGGCTCGTCACCGCTTGAGGTGGCGGCGGCGCGCGCCTGCGCTGAAATCGAAAATACCCCCGTTCCGCTGCGTCGCCTCTGGAGTCCTGACGACTGCCCGGCAAACCTGCTGCCGTGGCTGGCGTGGGCGTTTTCCGTTGACCGCTGGGATGAGAACTGGCCGGAGGCCACAAAGCGGGATGTGATCCGCGCGGCGTGGTTTATTCACGCGCACAAAGGAACGATTGGGGCAGTGCGCCGCGTGGTGGAGCCCCTCGGCTACCTGATTAACGTGTCCGAGTGGTGGGAAACGAACGACCCGCCCGGCACGTTTCGCCTCGATATCGGTGTGTTAGAGACCGGCATCACCGAGGAAATGTATTACGAGATGGAGCGGCTCATTGCGGATGCAAAGCCAGCCAGCCGCCATCTTATCGGCCTCAACATTATTCAGGATGTGCCGGGCTATCTCTACACCGGCGCGCTGACGTATGACGGCGACATCATCACGGTTTACCCGGATAAGTGAGAACACCATGACAGTAAAATATAAAACGGTCATCACCAAAGCCGGTGCGATTAAGCTTGCCGCAGCGACCGTCCCGAACGGGAAAAAAGTGAATTTTACGGCGATGGCCATCGGCGACGGTGGCGGCTCATTGCCGGTGCCGGATGCCAGCCAGACAACGCTCGTCAATGAAGTCTGGCGCCATACGCTGAACAAAATCAGCCAGGACAACAAGCATCAAAACTATGTGATCGCCGAGCTGCTCATCCCGCCAGAAACCGGCGGTTTCTGGATGCGCGAAATGGGGCTCTATGACGACACCGGCACGCTGATTGCTGTCGGCAACATGGCGGAAAGCTACAAGCCGGAGCTGGCGGAAGGGTCAGGCCGCGCGCAGACCGTGCGTATGGTCATCATGGTAAGCGACATCGAGTCAGTAGAGCTGACGATTGACACCTCAACGGTGATGGCAACGCAGGACTATGTTGACGATAAACTCGCGGAGCATGAGCAGTCCCGCCGCCATCCTGACGCCACGCTCACCGAAAAGGGTTTCACGCAGCTAAGCAGTGCAACCGACAGCACGTCTGAGACGCTCGCCGCGACGCCGAAAGCGGTTAAGGTGGCGTATGACCTTGCTAACGGGAAATATACGGCTCAGGACGCGACCACGGCGCAAAAGGGTATTGTCCAGCTCAGTAGCGCCACCGACAGCGCGTCTGAGAGCGTCGCAGCGACGCCGAAAGCGGTCAAGACGGCGTATGACCTTGCTAACGGAAAATATACGGCTCAGGACGCGACCACGGCGCAAAAGGGTATCGTCCAGCTCAGCAGCGCGACCGACAGCACGTCTGAGACGCTGGCGGCCACGCCAAAGGCCGTGAAGACGGTCAATGATGACGTCATAAAGCTTAAAAACAGCCTGGGCAACGCCGCGTACAGAAACGTTGCTGATAATGCCTCCGGAGAATTAATTCCTGTAGGATATAAAGGTAATTTTAAATCTGAATGTAACCATGTGGCGATAGACTTTGCGACATATCCTTTCGTTGTCGGAGAGTCATTATTCGTTGATTCCCGTGGTTGTAAGAATAACCCGCCTTTTTTGACGCAGGATTTTTATTATATAAATGTCGTGTGTGCCACTAGTCCAGCGCAGGGGGGAAGGGTTAGCAGGCCATTAGTACAATTTGTAAGTTATACAAACTCAACTCACATTCTCGCCATTCGTGAAGATGACGGCACTACGATAGGCTGGCGCTATTTCAGGGTAATGCAATTTGATTCAGATAACCTAAATGTTACCATTCCGGGATATCTCAAGGTGCTAAGTGGTGGAATTCAATTAAGTCAGAATGCTATTAGCATTCGTGGTGCTGGCAATAAACATCTCTGGTTTCATGACCAGAATGGTAATGAAATTGGATTAGTTTATGCCTCTGACGATAAAGTCCTTCATCTACGCGCTGCGCAGGGACCGTCTGTAGATATTCAGTCAAACGGAAGTGTGATTGCACCTAATTATCTTGAGGCTAAAGATGATATACATTCAGGCAGGAATATCAGCTGTGTGGGATTAATTCAGGCTGGCTCTGGTCTGTATGATACGCCTGGCGTGCGGGTTTACTCACCCAATAACCCGCCACCACAGCAAGATTTAAGCCCTTATGCAAAACGGGACTGGATTACTTCAGTAGGGCTTATAAGTAATAATCCCTCAGCCCCCTATGTACGACAGGAATCATCGGGCGCGATTATCCAGCTTGCTCCGAGTGACTGGGTAAGTGGTAACTTTGCCACCTCCGCATGGACGATGGCTAACTTCCTGCAAGGGGGAATCAGGCTTGCATCGGCAGGCGTCGCGACAAACGGGAATAATGATAATGATTTTGCTTATGCACCAGACGGAACGGTGGTTACTGCCGTAATGCATAAGGCGAATTACGGAGCGGTACAATATCGTTCTCTTCAATATAACATTGGTGGAAACTGGTACACGGCATGGGTGGCTTAATGATGAAGCAATCTGGAGTATTCAGGAAATATGACCCATTAGAAAAATGGGGAGAATATACACCGGATGAGGTGGCTAAACTTTCGCCGGAGGAGCTTGAGTTATATTACATTGCCAAATCACCAGAGATGAATATCGTTTTTCTCATCGATGAAAATGGTAATGACTGGTATCAGTGGCTCAAGACACTTTCGCGGGAAACGCTAAAGCTATCCTTTAATCCGGAGTCGAAAGAAATTATCCATTTTTCTTATGACGCAAGCGCGATTTTCCCGATTAATCAGATTGTCGTTGAAGTCGAACCGGAGAACGTACCGGACGAATTTACCGCGGCGGGTGTGAATGCATTAGGCGGTGCGTTTCTTTTCGTTGAGGGGGGGATCACAGCCGCGCCGGTTGATTATGAGGCAGAGGCTCAGCGCAAAAAGCTTGAGCTAATCACCCAGGCTAATAATGTCATCGCCACGCTGCAGGATGCGGTTGAACTGAAGATGGCGACAGACGAAGAAACAGCAAATTTGCAGGAGTGGAAAAAGTACCGTGTGCTTCTGAGTCGGGTCGATGTTAAAAAACCAGTCTGGCCGCCATCGCCTGAGACTGCGATTTGAGTCAGTTAGCCGTGTTTTAAAGGATCTACCGAAGCCCTCCACCCGGAGGGCTTTTGATTGTTGTTTTATCCCTCCGCCAACGCCATTTCATCGCACCTGCAGAACACACAACAGAAAATAGTCGCACCCCTTAACCACGGAGTTAAACAGATGGGCGACTATCATCACGGCGTCGAGGTCATCGAGATTAACGATGGCACGCGCACCATTTCCACCGTCTCGACGGCCATCATCGGCATGGTCTGCACGGCCAGCGATGCTGACGCAAAGACATTCCCCTTTAATGAGCCGGTGCTGATTACCAGCGTGCAAACGGCGATCGGTAAAGCCGGTAAAAAAGGCACGCTGGCAAAATCCCTGCAGGCCATCGCCGACCAGTGCAAGCCGGTCATTGTGGTGGTGCGCGTTCCCGAAGGTATCGACGACCCGTCAGACCCGGAAGCGGCACAGAAAGAAACCATTTCCAACATCATCGGCACGACCGACGAAAACGGCAAATACACCGGGCTGAAAGCGCTGTTAACGGCGAAAACCGTCACCGGCGTTAAGCCGCGCATTCTCGGCGTGCCGGGGCTGGATTCTCAGGAAGTGGCGACCGCGCTCGCGTCAACCTGCCAGAGCCTGCGCGCGTTCGGCTACGTGAGCGCGTGGGGCTGCAAGACCATTTCCGACGCCATCAAATACCGTGAGAACTTCAGCCAGCGCGAGCTCATGGTCATTCACCCTGATTTTCTGGCATGGGACACCACGGCGAACGAAACCGATGTTGCATGGGCGACCGCCCGCGCGCTCGGTCTGCGCGCCAAAATCGACCAGGAAACCGGCTGGCACAAAACGCTGTCCAACGTCGGCGTGAATGGCGTCACCGGCGTCAGTGCCTCGGTGTCATGGGATTTGCAGGAGCAGGCCACCGACGCCAACCTGCTGAATCAGGCCGGGGTGACAACGCTCATCCGCAACGACGGCTTTAAGTTCTGGGGCAACCGCACCTGCTCGGACGATCCGTTATTCGTGTTTGAAAACTACACCCGCACGGCGCAGGTGCTGGCCGACACGATGGCGGAGGCGCACGCGTGGGCGATGGATAAGCCCGTTTCCGCAACGCTTATCCGCGACATCGTCGCCGGTATCAATGCCAAATTCCGCGAGCTGAAAAACAACGGCTATATCGTTGACGGCTCCTGCTGGTACGACCCGGAGTCAAACAGCGTGGAAACCCTGAAAGCCGGGAAGCTCTATATCGATTACGACTACACCCCCGTCCCGCCGCTGGAAAACCTGACCCTGCGCCAGCGCATCACCGATACCTATCTGGCAGACCTGTCAGACTCGGTCAACAGCTAAGGAGCTCAGAGCATGGCGTTACCACGCAAACTGAAATACCTGAACATGTTTAACGACGGCCTCAGCTACATGGGCGTCGTTGAATCCGTCACCCTGCCAAAGCTGACCCGCAAGCTTGAGAAATACCGCGGCGGCGGGATGCCGGGCTCGGTGTCGGTTGACCTCGGTCTCGATGACGACGCGCTGTCGCTTGAGTGGACGCTGGGCGGCCTGCCTGACGTCCAGCTGTGGGCGCAGTACGCGTCACCGGGTGCCGACAGCGTGCCGCTGCGCTTCACCGGCTCTTTCCAGCGCGACGACACCGGCGCAATTTCCACCGTTGAGGTGGTCATGCGTGGCCGTCACAAGGAGTACGACGGCGGCGAGAACAAACAGGGCGAAAGCGGCACGACCAAAATCTCGACCGAGTGCTCGTACTACCAGCTCACGATTGACGGCAAGGAGGTCATCGAGATTGACGTCGTCAACATGGTGATGAAAGTCGACGGCGTGGACCGACTCGCTGAGCACCGCCGGGCGATTGGCCTGTAACACGTTTACCGGTCAGCCAGGCTGGCCGGTCACTTACTCACATTCAAAGAGAGCAACATCATGGAAAACATCAACGAAACCGCCACCACCGAAAACGAAAACACGAACATTGTGATCCTCGATAATCCCGTCATGCGCGGTGAGCAGAAAATCGAACAGGTGACCGTGACTAAACCTAACGCAGGAACCCTGCGCGGCGTGAGTCTGGCCTCGCTGGCTAACTCTGACGTCGATGCGCTGATTAAGGTGCTGCCGCGTATGACGTACCCGGCTCTTACCGAGCATGAGGTCATGCGTCTGGAAGCGTCAGACCTGATTTTGTTCGCCGGTAAGGTTGTCGGTTTTTTGTCGCCATCTTCGGCTCGCTGACCTTCCCGGATAACCTTTCGGTCGATGACCTGATGGCGGATATCGCGGTGATATTCCACTGGCCGCCATCAGAGCTCTATTCCCTGAGCGTGACCGAGCTCATCACATGGCGCGAAAAGGCGCTGCAGCGAAGCGGAAACCACCATGAGCAATAACGTCAGGATTGAGGTACTGCTGAACGCAGTCGACCGGGCAAGCCGACCGCTCAAAGCTATCCAGACTGCCAGCAAGACCCTTGCTGGCGATATCCGCACTTCTCAAAACAGCCTGCGCGATCTGAATGCGCAGGCTGGCCGAATTGACGGATTCAGGAAAGCGAGCGCACAGCTTGCCGTGACCGGCCAGTCGCTTAACAAGGCGAAACAGGAAGCCGCCGCGCTGGCCGTCCAGTTTAAAAACACGCAGAACCCGACTACCGCGCAGGCGCGCGCGATGGAGGCGGCGAAGAAATCCGCCGCTGACCTGCAGCTCAAATACAACAGCCTCAGGTTGTCGGTACAGCGCCAGCGCACCGAACTCGCGCGGGCTGGTATTAATACCCGTACCCTGTCGGCGGATGAGCGCCGCCTGAAAACCAGCATCAGTGAGACGACCGCGCAGCTCAACCGGCAGCGCGGGGCACTGGCGCGGGTCAGTCAACAGCAGGCGCGACTGAGTCGCATTAAAGAGCGTTATCAGGCCGGTAAATCCCTTGCCGGAGGCGCTGCAGCGGCAGGCGCGGCGGGCGTCGGTATCGCCACGGCGGGAACGATGGCCGGAGTAAAATTACTCGCACCCGGTTATAACTTTGCACAGAAAAACTCTGAGCTGCAGGCCGTGCTCGGGGTCGAAAAACAGTCGCCCGAAATGGAGGCGCTGCGCAAACAGGCGCGCCAGCTCGGGGACAATACCGCTGCGTCTGCAGACGATGCGGCGAGCGCGCAGATTATCATTGCGAAAAGCGGCGGGGATGCCGCAGCGATTCAGGCGGCGACGCCGGTCACGCTGAATATGGCGCTGTCTAACCGTCGCTCGATGGAAGAAAACGCCGCGCTGCTGACGGGTATGAAATCCGCGTTTCAGATGTCAAACGACCAGATCGCACACATTGGCGACGTGCTGTCGATGACGATGAACAAAACGGCCGCTGACTTTGACGGGCTGAGCGACGCGCTGACGTATGCTGCGCCGGTGGCAAAAAATGCCGGGGTCAGTATCGAGCAGACCGCCGCAATGGTCGGCGCGCTCCATGACGCCAAAATCACCGGCTCGATGGCGGGAACGGGCAGCCGTGCCGTCCTGAGTCGCCTGCAGGCTCCGACCGGTAAGGCATACGAGGCCATCAAAGAGCTCGGCGTTAAAACGTCTGACAGCAAGGGCAACACGCGCCCGATATTTGCCATTCTGAAAGAAATGCAGCGCAGTTTTGAGAAAAACAATCTCGGAACAAGCCAGCGCGGCGAATACATGAAAACCATCTTTGGTGAGGAAGCCAGCTCGGCGGCGGCGGTACTGATGACCGCTGCCTCAAGCGGTAAGCTCGACCAGCTCACGGCGGCGTTTAAAGCCTCGGACGGCAAAACCGCTGAGCTGGTCAAAATCATGCAGGACAACCTCGGCGGCGACTTTAAAGAATTTCAGTCAGCCTATGAGGCCGTTGGTACTGACCTGTTTGACCAGCAGGAGGGCTCACTGCGTGAACTCACTAAAACCGCCACGAAATATGTTTTAAAGCTCGACGGCTGGATCACCAATAACAAAACACTTGCGTCAACCATCGGCGTCATAGCAGGCGGCGCACTGGCAATTATTGGCATCCTCGGGGCAATTGGTCTGGTCGCCTGGCCGGTCATTACCGGCATTAATATTTTGATTGCCGGTGCATCACTGCTGGGGACGGTTTTCTCTGCGGTGGGCGGTGCCATCATGGCCGTGCTCGGGGCGCTTACCTGGCCGATTGTGGCTATTGGCGTTGCCATCATCGCCGGTGCGCTGCTTATCCGCAAATACTGGGAGCCAATTAGCGCATTTTTCTCTGGCGTAATGGAGGGGATAAAGCAGGCTTTTGCCCCTGTAGTGGAGTTATTCGAACCGTTAAAGCCGGTTTTTGACTGGCTGGGTGAAAAACTCAAAGCGGCGTGGCAGTGGTTTAAAGACCTGATAGAACCGGCTAAATCGACGCAGGAAACGCTCGACAGCTGCAAAAATGCGGGCGTGATGTTCGGCAAGATGCTGGCCGAAGCGCTGATGTTACCGCTCAAAAGCTTTAATACATTGCGTACCGGCGTTAACTGGTTACTGGAAAAGCTCGGGGTCATTAAAAAGGAGTCGGGCGAGCTCGACCAGACGGCCGCAAAAGCCAACGCCGCCACCGGCTCGCAAAAGGGGTCTTATATTCCGGCAACCTCAGCATATGGAGGATATCAGGCATATCAGCCAGTAATGGCTCCCACCGGAAAGACTTACGTCGACCAGAGCAAGCCAGAATATAACATTCACCTCAATGGTGGCATTGCGCCGGGCAGCGACCTTGATCGCCAGCTCCGCGAGGCTGTCGATAAACTCGACCGGGAAAACCGCGCGCGTCAGCGCTCAAGTATGCGTCATGACTGAGGGGGATAAAGCATGTTAATGGTTTTAGGTTTATTTGTGTTTGAGCGCCGCACGCTGCCCTATCAGTCTATGCAGTATTCGAAGGATTACCGCTGGGCGTCAAACGACCGTATCGGAAAGCCACCGGCTTACCAGTATCTCGGGGAAGGGGAAACCACGCGCACGCTGTCAGGCGTGCTTTATCCCGAAATCACCGGCGGACGTCTGTCACTGACCGCCATCGAGCTGATGGCCGACGAGGGGCGCGCGTGGCCGCTGATTGACGGGACGGGCATGATCCACGGCATGTATGTCATCGACAAAGTGACGCACACCCACACTGAGCTATTCAGTGACGGTGCTGCCAGAAAAATCGAGTTTAGCCTGTCCCTTAAACGGGTAGATGAATCGCTTGCGGCCATTTATGGCGACCTGAAAACGCAGGCCGACTATCTGGTCACGTCTGCCGGTGACTGGCTGGGAGGGCTGGCGGGATGATTACGGGAATGAATATTCAGGCCGGGGAGAAGATAGCCCCAGCGTTTATGCTCAAGCTGGATAACGAGGATATCACGCAGGATTTTAGTGACCGCCTTATCAGCCTGACCATGACTGACAATCGCGGATTCGAGGCCGACCAGCTCGATATCGAGCTCGATGACACTGACGGCAAGATAGCAATGCCGCCGCGCGGCGCAACATTGACGCTGTGGTTAGGCTGGCAGGATTCCGCGCTGATAAAAAAAGGGACGTTCACGGTCGACGAAATCGAGCACAGGGGCGCGCCTGATACGCTGACCATCCGGGGACGCAGCGCCGATTTTCGCGGAACGCTGAACTCGCGCCGGGAGCAGTCATGGCATGACACCACGCTCGGGCAAATTGTCGAGACGATTGCGGCACGCAATAAGCTGACGGCCAGCGTGGTCGACACGCTGAAAGCCGTCGCCGTGCCTCACATTGACCAGTCGCAGGAATCCGACGCGGTATTTCTGTCCCGCCTGGCGGAACGGAACGGGGCGGCAGTCTCGGTAAAAGCGGGGAAACTGTTATTCCTGAAAGCCGGGGGCGGTAAGACCGCCAGCGGCAAACCCATTCCGCAGATGACGCTTGAACGCGGCGACGGCGATCGTCATCAGTTTGCCATTGCTGACCGGGAAGCCTACACCGGCGTGACGGCAAAATGGCTGCACACCAAAGACCCCAAGCCGCAAAAGCAAAAGGTCAAGCTCAAAAGGAAGCCCAAAGAGAAGCACCTCCGCGCGCTGCAGCACCCGAAAGCAACCATAGCCCCGGCAAAGACTAAAGCCAAAAAAGAGCAGGAAGCGCGCGAGGGTGAGTACATGGCCGGTGAGGCTGACAACGTGCTGGAGCTTACAACCATCTACGCGACAAAGGCGCAGGCCATGCGCGCGGCTCAGGCAAAGTGGGACAAGCTGCAGCGAGGCGTGGCGGAGTTTTCAATCTCGCTTGCGATTGGCCGTGCAGATTTATTTCCTGAAACGCCAATCGCGGTGAAAGGTTTTAAGCGCGTCATAGACGATCAGGCGTGGATAATCAGTCGGGTGGTGCATAACCTAAACGGGAGCGGCTACATGACGGGCTTAGAGCTTGAGGTTAAGGTTTCGGATGTGGAGTACGAAAGCGAAGAGTTAACGCAATGATATACAATTAACTGTTTGTTATATAAGGATAAAGTGAGTAAAATTAACACATCGGAAATTAAATGAGGTGCTCGCCATGTTTCACTGTCCAAAATGCCATTTCGCCGCTCACGCCCGCACAAGTCGCTATTTTACTGACACGACCAAAGAGCGGTATCACCAGTGCACAAACATCAACTGCAGCGCGACGTTTGTGACCACTGAGACGGTTGAGCGCTTTATCGTATCGCCGGGGATAGTAGTACCAGCGGCACCGCATCCGACATCATCAGGACAGCAACAAATCCACTGGCTGTGA